CTCTATGCCGTTACATCTGTCTAAATCCTTTGATACTTCTTCAATCTTGCGTAGGTCTTCGATCAGATCTTGCCATCCCTTGGATGCCATCATGTCGAACCTAGCCTCATAATAGGCTTGTAACTCTTTATCCACAGTTTCTCCTTATTAGGACTGTGTTGTATTTCTACAACAGTGTATTAATTATACCACACTTTTTAGATTTTGTCAAGTGGTTTCTTTAAAATATTTGCTTAACAGTCAGTAGCACCCTCAAACTCAGGCTTTTGCTTGATGATTGCGTAGAGTTGGGCACGGTCTGCACCAGCGACATATTCGTCACCAGCGATTTGCACTTTGCCAGCGGCTAAAGGCTGTTTTTCAGCGTCCCTAGCATCCTTGGAAGCATAGCCATAGAAAGTGACTTCTGTGCCTTTGCCTTTGAAATCTTCTTGTACAGCACCGATGTTCCAATAATTTGCTTCTACGCCAAACTCAGTCATTACTGCTTTTGATAACGCCATAGTTAAATTTCCTTTAAGTTACTACTGCTAGTTTACGAATTGTGCCACCTGAATCTTTGATTTCGACATACCCGCTAATTGTCAGCGCCGTGGCTGTGTGAGTACCAAAGCGAACCAGTCCTGTTCCTTTGGGTGTAAGTGCTAGGTCGATGTTGGTGTCGGTTCCAACTACCGAAAGAATTGGAGCCTGACCAGCCGCAGAACCAGTAACATCGTAATAGTTAACAGCAGATGCCGTATGCGAAACCCGAAACTGGCGTTGTGCGGCGTTGTTTGTAAAGAAAATTAAAGACCCGCTTCCCTTTGAGGTAATACCTAAACTTGGATTTGAGTCGCTACCTTGAACAGAAATAACCGGAAACGCAGTAGTAGCAGCACCAGTAACCTGAACATAGTTGACTGCGGAAACTGTGTTAGTAATTCGGAATTGTTCTGATACTGCTGATGTTGTTGTACCAGTAGAAAAGAAAATTGTTGGAGTAGCAGAACTGTCACTAACAAGGCGCAATCCGGCTGTGTTAACTGATGCTCTTATTACTACTTCGTTAGTGTTTCCATATCCTGCTTGTGTAGATTTCATTAACAAGAACTCTGCAAACCGTGTTCCATCCTGAACAGCTATTGCTTGCCTTCCAGAGGTTGCAGAAGTTACAAAGTTAAAATAATTGTTACCAGAAGTTGCTTGGCTAGTAACAGACATACTATCGGGAACAGTAAAAGATGTTTGTCCATTGCTAGTGAGCGTAGTAAAAGTACCTGCTGCTGGGGTGGAGCCGCCGATGGTAGTGCCGTCTATTGAGCCACCAGTGACTGCTACACTGTTAGCATTCTGTGTAGCAATAGTGCCAAGACCTAGATTAGTCCTAGCGGTGGGTGCAGTAGTAGCACCAGTACCACCATTAGCAAGTGGTAGAGTACCAGTAATATCTGCGGTAGAGATATTGATCTGATCCCAAGATAGTATATTACCATCAGTGGTTAGATACTTACCAGAGTTGCCTGACTGAGTAGGAATAATTTCACCCCTAGTCATAAACGAATTAAACTCTTGCTTTACTGACTTTGGAATAATGTTACCAGCATCAATAATGTTTCCATCAGATAGTTTTAATACTAAAGAGTTATCAAAATCTACTGATGCATCTACAACTGAAACACCATCTTTACCGTCTAAACCATCTTTTCCATCAACTCCGTCCTTACCATCTCTTCCATCTGCCCCATCTTTACCAGTAGGCCCAGGATCTCCCTTGTCTCCTTTGTCGCCTTTTGGTCCAACCTGTTGCTGAACAGTAGATGCAATCTCTTCAACCTTGGTTAAGTTCTGCTTAACCTTGTTGAGTTCATCTACAACAACAAGAAGTTTGGTATCAACAGAAGCCATTAAGCCTCTCCATTAATACGCTTTAAAAATGCTTCATCTTGTTGCTTTGCTTCATTCATCTGCTTCTCTACAATTTTTTCTTTAGACTCAATCTCACGCTCCTTAAGAACTAACTGAGCAACCTTAACCCTACGTTCAAACTCTCCTGAAGAAGCAGAGTCAAGATTAGTTGTAGCAACTTGAGTAGCCTTAACACGCAACTCTTCAGGAGCTAACTGAGCTTCAATAGCAGCCTTCTGAGCCTTTGCCATAGACTCTTGAGCATTTGCTTGAGACTCTTGGGCACGAGCAGTAAGTTCTGCAATCTGTGCTTGTAGCAACTGAATCTGTGCTTGCATCTGAGCCTGCTGCATAGCCTGTGCTTCTGGGTTAGGCTGCATCATTTGCTCTAATGAGGCTACTAACTCTTCCTTATTAGACAGGCTAGAGCCTTTGATGATACCTTTTAGTACCAAAGGCAGCACAGGACTCTCAGGTCCAAGTGTTTGTAGCAGTCCAATGAACTGTTGTTGCTCGTACTCCCTAGCAATCATACCAAGAGTAGAGGCAGGAACAAAGGTAAAGTCCCTACTTGGGTATCTCTCTGGATCAAACTGCATATAACGAACAGCAATCTTCTTAATCATGGGGATTAGGAAGTCATCTTGGAAGTTCATCAGTGCTTGTTTGTTCTTCTTGATGATAGAAGACATAGCAAGACTCATTGAAGCCCCTGCAGCATCCCCACTAGCGACTGAACGAGTCAGTGACTGGCTATCCATAGTACCTGTAGCCTGCATTAGCATGGTTTCAAACTGCTGTGCGGTCTGAATGTTACCTGCATCAGTGTTACCAAACTTAAACGGGAACAGAATCTCGTTAGGATTACCGTTAGTTAGCAGTGTTTTTCCTGGCTGGACACGATATGACACACCACGAGGTAGTCTAGTAGCGTCTGCAGCCATCATAGGAGCTGTAGTAAGAGCTAAAGAGTCTAAATGACTGCGTAACTGTGCGTCAATAGCCTTTTGCATGTTGTAGCCCTTCTGAACCGTACCAATACCAATCAATCTTCCTGGTACTTTCTCAGGTGCATAGGATACAATAGGTCTATCCTTCATCATGAAGGGGTTAGTCTCAGCCTTTAAGAGCTTTCCATCGTTACCAATTACTACGATAGCCTCTACTAAGTCCTCATAGTTGTTAGCTTCGCTAGTCTCTGGAAACAGATTAGCTACTTCTTTACCGTCATTCTCAATTACATCAAGGTATTTACGAGGTACTAGCCCGTAGTAACGAAGGATTTTAACCTTTCCGTCTTGATAGAGTTCGTCCAACTGAGTTGGCTCAAGGTCAGTATCAGTATACTGAGGACCAATATCAACTTTGCGATAGACTCCATCCTCAATTCCTTTAACAATCTTAAATAGACTTGTGTATTCTTCTACAGCAATACCAAGACCATCTTCAATTGTGTCTGAGTTCGGGTCCCATAGGATGTTCCTTGGGTGGATAGACTTAATAAATACAGCAGTGGTGGGCTTCTCAATAACACCGATAGCGGCTGTACCAGATCCAGGAATAGGTTGAGTAGCAGGAACTAACTCAACAGTCTCTTTGATCTGGATTTCAGCAAAACCAGCACCATAAACCTCTGCATTTCGGTTAACTTCGGACCACATACGGTCAACTTTGTACTTTTTCAGGTCATCATGCAGTTGCCTCTTGACAGACTCAACATCTAGTGTAGTACCAGTTTCATCTAGTTCGTTGTCCTGCAAGTCAAAGAACTCACCACGACCTGTGGTAGCCTCAATAATCTCTGAGGTTTTATTCTCTACCGCCTGTCGGATAGCAGGTGAAATAATCTTAGAGCGCTCTGAGTCACGAGTCTTGTCCTCATCAGACCAGATACCATAATATAGACGCTCGTACTCATCCCAGTCATCACCATAGTTAATCTCTTTGAAGTCACGCCACCTATCGCAGTGCGCCATAACATACTTGACTAACTCCTGGTCAGCCTCAGTTACTGGATCGTAGTCAACTGTGTTTTTGTTTTCCATGCTTAATCCTCTATTGTACTAGGAAAAGGAGATTGTACTAGATCAGAATATTCTGTATTTTGTAGTTTAGTAATTTTAACTGTAGGCCCAGTTAATCCTTTTACACTTTCTACAATAAAGTTATCTCCAAGTGTTTCTTGAATATATTCTTGTAGTTCTTTTTGAGTAAATCCTTTTTGAAAAGTACGTTCGCTTCCTGTACCAACAATCCAACCGTCTTCAGATTTAATTTTATTCTTAGCTGCATCTACGTCTGTTGCTGGTCTTACATTAACGATTGCTGATCCACCTGGGCGAAGAGCTTTCCCAATAGTTAATACAGCCTTATCTCGTTCAGCAGGAGGTAGCACATTTAATACATTCATGTTCACTACCTTAGAAGCTGACTCTTCAGGTACTTCATCAGGGCTTCGATAAGTAGGAGTAAAGTCTTCTTTAGGTAAAGGCTCAAACGTAGCTACATTAGCGCCTCGTAATCTAGCAGCGTCTGCTCCTAAGCCTAAACCAGCGCCATAGTCTAGTACTTCATCGCCTTCTTGAATACCAAGAATATCATAGGCTTTATTATAAGTTGAAACAGTATTCGGTCTTTGTGTTTTCTGCGGATTAATAGTAAATTCTTCTGGCACTGCAGCAGAAGGAATATTAGCTGACTTTACAGCAGCATCATTAATTAATCCTTGAAACAGTTTAGCAATTGCCATGTTAATATCCTGATATTGGGTCTAAGGCTTCGTAACCTTCTTCTTCAATCATATCAGTAAACTCTGTTATACCAATCTGATCGATGTACGCTAAAGCATCAATTAAATCGTCATGCACCTGCGTGTTAGGAAAGTTAAGTAGTTGGTCTACGAACTGCTTATTCCACTCGCCTCTTACTAACTTAATCCTTCCATGTTCGAAGCGACCCTGTAGTGCCCAGACAATCCTGTCCGTCTTCTTCTTGTTGCCATGAGTCAACTCTGTCACTGAGATGAAAAACGACTTTCTCTTCATCAAGTCTTGTAGGTACGGGAGTACGGCGTTCTTTGCCATTCCTCGCTCTATACCTACTAATCGAACATCGTAACTTCTTGCTGTTTCTAATATCTTGTTGGCGGTTTCTTTGATATCCCATCTTCCAGCTATAATGTTATCGACATACCATCCGTCTAGACAAACCTTGACTACTGCAATAGCAGTTTCATCTAGATGCTTTTTCTTATTACTGGCTTGCTTACTTACATCTTCAAAGCCAGCCAAATCAACAGCGATGTAATAACTACCGTCACTAGGCAAATCATCAGAATCAACATACTTGAGCCATTCGTCTTTAAAGAGGTCTGACTGGGCGGCCTCGAAAGAAGCAAGGTATTCCTGTCTAAAACTGAAGGAAGACATTGACTTCTTTGCTGCCTCAATCTCCTTTGGGTCCAGTAACGGATTATCAAAAGAGGTAAAATGAAAAGACACCCAATCTTCGTCTTCACCTTTTTGAGACATCTGGTACAACTCATAGAAGTGATTGCGTCCCTTCGGTGTACCAATAAACAATGCACCGCCTTTTACATCTGACAGAGCAGGTCTAAGAATCTGCTCGAACACCTGTGGCTTCATGTCTGCATAC